GTAATACATTGTACACAAACTCCACCAGATATGGATTTTGGAGTTGATAAAGTAACACAGTGGCACAAAAATCGTGGTTTTGATACGATAGGATACCACTATTTAATTAAGCGAGATGGCACTTTACAGGTTGGAAGAGATGAAGATGTTGTAGGTGCTCATGCTGTCGCAGTTAATGGTACATCAATAGGTGTAGCTTTGGTTGGTGGTGGCACACTTGATATGGGTTGGGAAAATAATTTTGCACCTATACAGTTTGAAACATTAAAAAGTATAATAATAAAATTAAAAGATAAATATAACATAGAAAAAATAATAGGCCACTATCAGGTAGAGGATAGCAAGAAGTGTCCTTCATTTGATGTGCCAGGATGGTTAGAAAAAAATGGCTTGGTTTAGTTTAGCAAAAATAGCATTACAGGCTGGAAGTAAAATTTATTCCAATCGACAAAAGACAAAGATGGCTATGTCAGATGCACAGCTTATGCACGCAGAAAAAATGGCCAGAGGTGAGGAGGCTTACCAGGGTAAACTTTTAGAGGCAAGACAATCGGACTGGAAAGACGAATTCGTTTTGCTTATTCTCTCGGCTCCTATCGTTGTGCTTGCTTGGGCAGTTATAAGTGATGACCCAGAAGCAATGAACAAAGTAAAATTATTTTTTGAATACTTTTCAACACTTCCAAGTTGGTTTACCAACCTCTGGATTTTAGTTGTTGCAAGTATTTTTGGTATTAAGGGTACACAGATCTTCCGTAACGGAAAAAAATAATGTCTGAAAACAGTTTTGAACTGATAACGGAATACAAAGATCAGATTCGAATACTTCGACAAGAGGTGGCCGAATTACAGGATGCTGGTAAATCTAAAGATTCAGCTAATAAAAGATGTTTGCAAAAATTAGAACATACTAATGAAGATTTAGAAAAGGCAAATAAAAGAATAAAAGAATTAGAAAACAAACTTAACAAAATAGGGGAAGATCATGATCAAAAAGATAAAAGAGAAGATAAAAAATCTTTGGGATAGATTTACTGCTTGGCTTTTTAGCTGGCAGAAATGAAGTTTACTTTAGCACTTATTATGTGTTCATACGTTGCGGGTGAATGTATGCCACCATTTATATATGATACCAAATTTGATAATCAATATGATTGTTTAATGAAGGGGTATGAAGAATCTATTGCTAAGATAGAAGAAATAGGTAAACAAAATATAAATGAGCATGAGATATATATAAAATTTGTATGCACAGCAGGAAAAGCAGAGGAAGAGAATACATAATTAATGACTAAACCAACTAAATTTTTTAAATGGATTGTTAAATTAAGAATGTGGTATGCAGATATCAGAGGTCATCATGGTAAGAAATGGAATTATGAACCTGGAGATTATTACATGGGGAGAAATAAAAGAAAATGAGTAAGAAACCTTTAACAATATCTGAATCAGCTGCCGTGCAGATGCCTATGAAAACGGTTGCCAGTCTGATAATTATCGTGGCACTTGGCACTATGGGTTATTTTCAAATGGTTGAACGTCTAAACATTGCAGACACTAAGATAAAGATAATGGAACAGGATGTTGAGCAAAATACAGAGTTTAGAATAAAATGGCCACGGGGTCAAATGGGATCACTGCCCGCAGATTCTGAGCAATACATGATGTTGGAAGATCTTTATAAGACTACCGATCGTTTAAATAAACACATAGAATCCATGGCATTAAATAAAGTTAATATAGAATTTATACAAAAACAAATGGAAAAAGTTTTAGTAGATATTGAAAAATTAAAAGATGCTAATAGAGAAATGAAATATACAAATGGTAGCACACAATGATAGAGTCTGTTGTAGGATTATTAATGTTTATAAACGGAGAGATCAAGGAGCATAGAATACAGGACTCTATGGCTTCATGCCTTCGTGCAAAACGTGTGGCTGAGAGGCAATATAGTGAGACTGTATCCTATAAGTGCTGGCAAGGTAAGGCAGAAACAGAGATTTATTTAGGTGAAAAGAGTATTAAAAAAATTATCTTATCTGAATAATTTTGCAAAAATGTTAAGGGATGCAAGGTTTAGGCAACACAGATTAAATAGTAAAAAAATATATAATAGAAAAAAATATAATATAAAAAAAATTGAGGATTAAATATGTATTTAAATGCTAATATTCCAGTTATAGAGTGCTATGTACGAGGTAATTATCTAAGAGATCAAAAGGATTCACATGATAAATACTTTGAATGCGTGATATTTGGATTCACATCTATACCAAAACAAGTTCCCCTATTTCATTACATGATGACAGATGGGGGTATCTGGTGGAGATCACCTATATCAGCATTTTGTAAAAAACCTGGTGTAAAAGAATTACCACTAAATGAATTAATGTTATGGGATTCGTTTAGTTATAACGTAAGTGTCACTAGATTCTACCAATTACAGGGATGTAAAATGTTATACACTTCTCGTAGAAGAAAGCAAAGAGAAGGAACATACTTATTTACTATTGATTGGTGTGCTGGTGATTATAATGAATTAGATTTTGGTTATGCAGAAAAACCAGATCAACATAAATGTGGACATGTAATAGAATTAGATGATGGTAACTATGCTATACAACCTAATAATAGACTAAGGATATTTGATCCATCTATGGCAGCTGACCCTAGCAAACCTCTTATACATAGATTAGTTAATACTAGAATATGGTCTGTAGAAGACACATCTAAATGGATAACTGACGAGAATGAAGAAGGCAGTTATGACTATGAATATAAGGAGATGAAGAATGGCGAAGAAAAAGTCGACAGTAAATAAAGCAGGCAATTATACCAAACCTGGTATGAGAAAAAGAATGTTTAATGCTATAATGGCTGGCTCAAAGGGTGGAAAACCTGGACAATGGTCAGCGAGAAAAGCCCAGCTTCTAGCATCTAGGTACAAGAAAGCAGGTGGTGGGTATAAATAATGTTAAACTTTATTAAAAAGATTTTAGGTATAGATAATCTAGAGTATAAGATTAGATTACTTGAAAGAAAAAACTATTGGCGAGAAAAATACAATGGTAGCAAAGGTATCAACAATTAAAAATAAAATAAAAAAAGGTAAGAAGCTAGGATTTAGTGAACGTGCTCGTGCAGTAAATAAAGGTTTGTTACCAAGTAAGAGGAAAAAAAATGAAAAAAGCAAAAGCAAAAATAAAAAAAGTTATTAAGGGTTTAAAGGGTGCTGTTAAGGCACACACTGGTCAACACAAATTGTTATCAAGTGCTTTAAAAGGTAATGGCAAAAAGAAAAAGAGATCCTAAAGTAGGGACAGGCAAAAAGCCAAAAGGCTCTGGTAGGAGGCTCTATACAGATGAGAATCCTAAGGATACTGTTGGAATTAAGTTTGCGACTCCTGCTGATGCTCGTAAAACTGTTGCAAAGGTTAAGAAGATATCTAAACCGTTTGCGAGAAAGATACAGATATTGACAGTTGGAGAACAAAGAGCAAAAGTTATGGGTAAATCGCAGGTGGCATCTATATTTAAAAAAGGTAAAGAAGCTATAAGAAAAGGGAGAAAAACATAATGGCACTTGCAAAGAGTCAAAGGAGTCTTAAGGCATGGTCAAAGCAAAAATGGCGTACAAAATCTGGAAAAAAATCGAGCACTACTGGAGAAAGATACTTGCCTTCTGCAGCAATAAAGAATTTAAGTGCTGCGGAGTATGCGGCAACGACCAGAGCAAAGAGAAGAGACACTAAAAAAGGTAAACAGCATAGTAAACAACCAAAGGGTATTGCTAAAAAAACAGCTAAATATAGGAGGTACAGCTAATGCCAGGAATGATGAGAAATAATATGAAAAAAAATGGTATGAAGAAAACAGCTATGAAAAAAAGATTCAAAGGCTTTTCTAAATTACCAGAAAAAGTCCAAATGAAGATGAATAAAAAACTAGCTAAGAAGGTATAATGAGAAAAGGACTATACGCTAATATACATGCTAAAAGAAAACGTGGTGATAAGATGCGTAAGAAAGGTGCTAAAGGTGCGCCCACTACTGCTAACTTTAGAAGAGCTGCTATGACAGTTAAGAAAAAATAATGGTAGCTAAAAAATATCAAAACCCCTCTGGAGGATTAAATGAGGCAGGTCGTAAGTATTTTAAAAGAACGACTGGTGCTAATCTAAAAAGACCTAGTAAAAAAGTTGGTAATAAAAGAAGAGCTAGCTTTTGTGCGAGGATGAAAGGCATGAAGAAAAAACTTACATCTGCTAAAACTGCTAATGATCCAAATTCAAGAATTAATAAAGCACTTCGTGCTTGGAATTGCTAGTTTAATAATATGTGGTATTACTATGGCTGAGATAAACGACACTAAAAGTTTTATAAAAACAATTAATGAAGTTCTTAAAGAATATCCTGAAGATTCTATAGAAAGAAAAATTAAACCAGGATTTATAGCTACGGTAGCTGCTTTAGAAACAGGTAATTTTCAATTTAAAAATGCACCAACTGCACAGAAAGGTAATAACTATTTTGGTATGAAACCTATAGGTGATCAAGATTTTGTTACTACTACAGGTGGTGTAAATATAGGTAGTTTTTCTGACGCAAAAAGCAGTATAAATGCATTTATCAATTTAATAACAACTGATGATAGATATAGTGAAGTTGTAAAAGCTGCAGAACAAGATGAGCCAATATCAAATATGTTTCAAGGTATGACATCATATGCAGAAAATCCAAATTATATTAATCTTTTAAGTAGTGTGTATTCAGATAGAATTAAACCAGTAATGGAAACAGAAAATGCATTGATCCCTAGAAGAAAACCTATTATGGATCAAATGAATAATTTACAATAAAAAAGGGGGATCTATAAAGACCCCCCTCATCGCAGGCAACAACAAGACATTTAGAGTATTTACTCTAGATGTCTTTTTTTTTGGTCTGATTGATACAAAGATCTATCACCCCATCTTTTTGTCCAGAGATAACTATTGAATCTTGAAGTACATCTCTCAACAAAATCTATAATTCTATTATGCCAAAACATCTTTCTAAACTTTCTGTATAAGTTGTTTGATATCATCTTGTAACTTTCTCCCCACAGCATTAGCATGATTAATTACAGCAGCACATAGATTACCATGATAGGGATAACCTTTCAAGGCATCTCTAATTTTACCTACAGGCTTACCACCATAATCAATTACAATAGCATTATCTTTATTAAGACCTATCTTTAATTCAAATAATATACCAGTATATTTATCTAAATTATCTTTTTCCGACATCTTTCCCCCCATCTGAATTTGTAGGTGTTAGTGTCGATAATGAGTTCATTAATTTAACGACCTCACCATATGGTCTTGTCATTAGATATCTCATTATATCCATTAATTGTTCAGAACTTATAAAGTAAGTTCTAGGGGTAGGTTGTTGTGTTTTTTGTTTTTCTTCGGCCATTTGTCCTCCTATTAAAATGGTATATCATCCTCATTAGGATAATATTTATCTATTACTCTTAACTTATCCATAGCACATCCTATTATAGTAAGTTGTTTATCAATCTCTTCTACAAACTGTGGATGTTCACCTATACCTACAGCTTTATTGAGATAAACTTCTATAGTAGCTTTTGCTACATCTACATCTGCTTCATACTTTTTTCTTAAAGCACTCATAAACATTTCTCTCATTACTCTGCCCCCCTAAATTGATAGTATTTATTTTCTACTAATTCCTGATCATCAAAGTAAGGATTAGTTTTTGCTGTGATAGATTCTCTAGCATCTCGTATAGTTTGATTTAATGTTCTACCTTGACGAAGACAACCTGCTACAAAATCTTCTACTTCTATTATTGCTTGTTTAACTTGACCCATTGTTTACCTCCTGTATTAATCTATTTAGATACCAGTGTGCTTTCTGTAGATCCTCTAAAGGTTCACCTTTAAATTTATATCTAGAAACATACTTTAAGATATTACCTTTTAGATATCCATGATATTCATCTGCAGTCATGCAATCACTTATAACATCAATAGTCTCTTTTTTGCCATGTAGATAATGTGCTGGTGCATTAACACTATCATATGTTACCTCATTCTCATATGACATATCATGTCCATGATCTATAGCTTTTTCATACACTCTTTTACTTTTTACCATATTCCCTCCTAATAGTTTTAATATCAATCAACTCCATATTATAATTACCATCTTTTACTTCTCTTTTAATAATCAAACCACTCCACCACATATGCTGAGTATCTCTAGCAAAATGCTCTGTATGATTTAGATAGCATCCTGCAGATAAAGCATGTAACTTTTTACCATTAGGTAATGTTGATACTGCATAATCTAACAAATGACTATGCCCTACTGTAGCAGAAACCTTATGCTTTGTCAATATACTTCTAGCAATATTTTCTCCAGATATAGCAGATCCCATAATACCAGATGGTAAGTGATGAGAATAATGAACACCATCTACAACTTTTATAGCTTTATATCTGACTTCTTGCCAACCATATTTTTTAAATTGCAGACCATCTATACTTATAGATCCTTCTAACTCTGGATTATCTTCTACAAATCTATCAATCCTATCTTCATGATTACCATGAATCATAATCTTTTTAGGTTTATGATTACCTAATCCTTTGTTAAATAAAGATAATGCCTCATGTGAATGTTCCATATCTTTCTGATATCTTCTACCTTCAAAAGATTTTTTACCTCTATCATAAGAGGATAAAGAATCCATACTACAAAAGTCACCCATACATATTACATGGGAAACTTTATAATCTGCTGCCACTCTACCTGCCCACAGAAATCTATCATTGCTTGCTTTAGGTGTGCAATGAGGATCACCTATAACTAAATGTGTTGCCACTAGTTTAACTCCTTATCTCGTTTCATTTTTAAGTATTCAAGAAAATCTATAACATTTGATTCATCATCAAATTCTGCTACAGAACTTATAGTCATACCTCTATCAGTTTTTTTCTTGTCATCAGCAAATCCACGAAGTCCCCATAGAAACGTTGAATGGGGGTCAGATGTTGCCATTTTTATCATGCCTCTAGCTATTGTAGAGCATAATTCGTATTGTTCTGTGGACATCTTAGATTTACTATCCATGATTATACCACATTGAAATCCTTTTTGCCAAGGACTTACTATTACCTTGACAGAATTTATAAAACTTATTTTATCTTTTTTCATTAATACCAGTACCTATCATAATTTTCTTTATTATACTCAACAACTTTATATTCATAATTTCTTTTCATACTTTTTTTTGCAAACTCCTGTGCTTCTTTTTCTTTACTAAAAATAGTATTTGTAAACATTCTATACTCCTTATCTTTTTTATTTTTAAATATTACAAAATACAACATCATAAGAGTAGGTGAGAAGTAGACCCCTTAAACTAATCCTCACCTTGCTCCTTTCTCCCAACAAGGAAGTCTAGAATTATTTGTTTATATTTCGCCATATCTTTATTGCAGCTTGTTTTATATTACTGTCCCAATAAAAAGGGCTAGGGTCAGTATTTAATGGTGTTATCTTTATTGCATCTTCTAGACTGTTATTACACATGTCTATGTAATTTTCTAATGATTTAAAATCACTAACTAGTTCCGCATATCCTTCTTTTATATCTTCTTTTGTTAGATCATACCACATTGTTTTCTTTGGTGTAGCATACAATAAAGCTATAGGTTTATCATGTAATACAGAATACAATGCTTGTTGTCTTATATGATCTATCTTGGGTTTAGTAGGCATTCTTAGGGTAGATTTAAGATCCACAATAAGATTGTCGTATTCAAAGTCTGTAAATAATCTTACAGGATATTTAAGACCATCTATATTTTCTACTTTTTCTTTTTGATAACTAACTATATTTCTTAATTGTCTTTCATATAACTTCTCCTCAAACTTTTTGGCTATCTCAATAGCATTAGATATCTCATTATCTGCATCAAAAAATTTATTCTTCTTAAACATATGTGTTATAAGTTTATCAAAGTGTTTATCATCTTTCTGTTGCATACCTTTTTTAATTTTATAGTAAGCACCAAACTCTGCAAGAGTTCCCCTTACCATCGCTGGACTACTAGATACTCTTAATCCTAAACCATAATGAACCAGCCATTCACTAGGGTTATGCTTAAACTTATTTATAGAACTAAAGCTATGTCTAAAATCTTTCTTTATTATATTTTTTAATTCCATAAGTATCTAGTAGTATAGTCTATCATTTATTTAGAAAGAACTTGTTCTGGGAGCTCATCATCCACATCTTCTACGATCTGGGCATCTACCTTATCAGAACCATTTGCTCTTTTAGTTTTTGCAGAATTGTAAGCATCAACAACCTCTGCATTCTCGGTATCAATAGACTCTTGAAACACTTTTAATGTTTCAATATCATCATCAGATAGTTGTAAATTAGCATCTGCATTTACACCTATCTCTGGAACATAGAAAACATTCCCACCTTTTTTCTGTCTCTTAGAATCAAGAGAGAAAGTACAATTAAACATTAGTTTCTTTCTCTTTTTCAATTGATCTAACGCAGATGTTACTGGTGAAAAAGCCGTACCAGTAACTCTATAAAGCACTGGTAGATTTTCTACACTATGTGGATTACCTTGTGCAGTTTTACCATCTTTAAAAGATAATAAACCATACACTAATTTATAACATCTTATAGTTCTTTGATGTTCCAACTGCTCTGGTGTTAGAGTAGACCTCTCTTTAAAAGGTATCTTTCCACATTTAGTCCCACCTAATATATCTATAGCCTCTTCTTTCCAGCTTTTAAATATAATAGATCTATTTACATACTCACCCTTATCAGCATCATAGTGCATGTATTGCATTGCACTAATGAATGGTCTAAGTGTCACTGGTTTACCAAAAACATTTTGACCTATATTAGAGTCGTATGTGAAGAAGTGACCAACTGGTAATTGATTACCATCGTCATCTTCTGGGGTACGATTGATAGCTAATCTAGGTATATTACTACCCATACTAGAACCATCGTCCTGTCCTATGGCTTGCATTATCTGCTCATTGGACATGTTATTTATATTTACTATTTCATTGTCAGACATTTGTCCTCCTTATTTTTATTTTCTTATACCACATTTTAAGTAATTTGTCAAGTGTTATTTTATAAAAGGATCTATAAAAAATCCTATTAAAATATAGACCATGAGTAATCCAAATATAGTTTCTAACATATAGTTGTCTCCCCATCTATAACCTTAACATCTAAACCATCAGCATTAGCAAAGTAATCCCACTCTGATAGAAACTCATGATTTTTATTTATGTATAATGTAGTAGGCTCTATAACACATTGGTCCTTTAGTGCAGTATATTCTAGATAAGCAGAGTACTCCTCATCAGAATACTCATCTAAAGTCTCAAGTGCCTCTATTTCTTTAGTCATATTAATCGTCCTCATGTTTGTATGGTTCAAATGTAACTTCTACTTTACAAGTTTTACCACAACCATGTTGATGCCACGCTTGATCGAGATCAGATAATAATTGTATAAAAGTTCTACCCATTATACATTCTTCAGATGTCATCACTTGTTGCACTGAAGTATTTTTACTTTGCTTACCATTTTTCCAAGTATAATCCATGGAAAATATTTTATATTTATCTATATGCATTAGTTTACCTCCTTTTAATTATTATGCAGCTTGCATATCTTCGGTTAATACAAGAGTATCTTCATTAAGTTCTGTGATATAAAACGAATAGTTTTTATCATCATCATTTAATAAATTTAATGCAACTAACTTTTTATTTGCCAATGACAGATCATCAGTTGTTGCCACAATCGTATAACTTGGTTTAATGTGTTTACTTTTTAAATCAAACTTTTTAATTATTAAGTAAGTCATTATTTTACCTCCTTCATATTTAACCAATCATATCCTATTTTAAGTTCTGTGTCAAGTGGAACGTTAAAATCGATATTGTAATACTGTTTTAATGCAGGTATTACGTCTGCTGTGCCCTGTTTAAATATTTTACTCATCACATCTTCTTCTCCAGGATAAACATCAGCCACGATAGAATCATGTACTGTGTTTACAAGTAAACTCTTTACTCCTTTTTCTTGCATTAACTTATATATATTTATACATGCAAGTGGTACAATATCTGCTGTTGCAAAACCTTGTACAGGATAATTTTTTATTTGTGTACCATATGTAGAGCCACCCCAAGGTGTTCTTTCTGCATATGGAAAAGCATATTGTCTACCCGTAGGTAAACTTACTTGTTTAAATCTTATTGCCTCTGATTGTAGTTTTTCATGCCAGACTTTTATATCTTTATATTTTTCTAAAAATTTAGTGTAATATCTTTTCTCATCTTCTGTGCCAGTCACGCCACCATACAAAGGTTTAAATGTATGTGCCTTTGCATCTTGTCTTGATACACCTATTATATCTGCAGTGTATTGGTGCACATCTATTTTATTTTTTATATCTTCCATACCTTGTTTATCTTGTGCTAGATATACTGCAGTTCTAAATTCTAATTGTGAAAAGTCTACCTCAAGTATACTACCTTTCTCAAATCTAGATGTAACAACTTTTCTTATAGGAAAAGTCTTACCTCTTGGTTGGTTTTGAAAATTTGGATCTCTACTAGATAATCTACCTGTTGCTGTTACTGCTTGCATAAACTTAGGATGTAGAAAACCTTTTTCATTTGTAAAATTTTTTAATCCCTCTACGAATGTATTTAGATATGTATCTACTGCATTGTGCCTTACAATAGAATCTATAAAATCCTTAAACTCACCCTCTGCCTCTGCTGCTATTTTATTTAAAGTTAATTTATCTGTTCTAAACCCAGACTCTGCAACATCATACACACTCCTTGGTCTTTGTCTAAACCCTGCTATCTTTGCCATAGCAGTATAAATATAGCCATCACCATCACAATCAGAACATTTAGTATAATTCTTATATGGACTACCATCTTTTTTTATTTTTTTAATTACTCCTTTACCATGACAACCTATACATTGTTCTGCAACAGTTCGATGTATAGCATCTGTATTATCTGAAACAAGATTTCTAAATTGTTGTCTTGAATATTGTGGTCTTCTTTTGTTTTTACCTGTGCTCTTATCAATACCAACATTAAATATCTTACACCATTGTTTCTTATCTTTTGGTTTTACAGAATATATCAACCAAGATAATTGTTCTGGACTAGATAAATTTATTTTAGTATCACCCATCTGTTTATAAACTATCTTATCTATCTTTTGTTTTAGATATGCAAACTCTGCTCTGTATTCTTTTTCAACATTATTTAAATCTTCTAAATTTATATTGATACCATTTCTTTCCATATCAGATAGTACAACTAAAAACTCATTCATCATCTTTGCAGTCATTAATAAATTTTTATTTTTTGGTAATTTAAAATCTGCCATCTGTGAATCAAATAATCTTCTAGTTATCTCTACATCTATTCTTCCGTATTCTTCCACAACATCTACAGGTATATCTTGAAATGGTATGCCCCTATCTGTAAATTCTTTTATGGTGCTATCTTTTGATCCTATCTTTCTTCTACGGCAAGACATCTCAAGTGTTAGACTTTTTCTTATACCTCTATTAAGTATATACTCCCCCAACATAGTATCATAAACTCTACCTGTATATTTAAATCCAGATTCTAATAACCACATCAAATCAAATTTAATATTGTGACCTATAAGTAAAGTTGTTTTATCTAGTATAGATTGTATTTTATGGTAACAACCCTCATCAACTCTTTCACTATGATTTGTAAAATAGTATTCATCATTAATACCTACACTAACTAATATATTATCTGGATGAAAAGGTGATGGATCATACCCACCTGTATCTGTTTTCTGCCACGATGTTTCTACATCTACTGTTGTTATCATTTTTCCTTTCTATTTTTTATTTTTTTTAAATTTGATGGGGTCATACCAAACATAAAAAATCCATCTTTATCTTGGTAAATTTTTTTAAATCCTAGTTTTTTTAATTTTTTAGGAATTTTTATTTTATAATTCATAGGTTTCTTTCTACTTCTGCTATTGTAATTAAATATTCTTTACCTTTATAATTTATTTCAAGATCACGTTCAAATTCCATTGAACTATTAATATGGAAACCTGATCCCACACACTCTAAATTTTTATGTTTATTCATAAACCTTTCAAATATATTACCTATTTCTAATACTCTTGATGGTTTTATTTTAGACTTCATATCTACTTATGCTCCTTCTAATAGTACACACAGGCTCACCGTGATAACCATTTATTTTATTTTTACTTATACACAATGTTCTTATTTTATTTTCTAAATCACTGTTAGAGTTTCTACCTATACCAATAATTAAATCAGCTTCAGCAGCTTTACCAGTTTTAGAGTTTTCCATTTGATCAAATGAAATACTGTTTCTATTGTGTGCATCAGCAGATGCTTGAGATATTGCAATGACTGCACAATCTCTTCTCTTTGCTATCTCTCTTACACTTGTGTATATCTGTCTTAATTTTTCATCTGTTCTTGCATATGTGCCTGTCACATTTACTTTATCTAGCTGGTCTATCACTATTATATCTGGTTTATGTTTTTCACAATGTGCATCTATGTCCTGTATAGACCAATCAACAGTATCAAACATAGATATATTATCTTTTATATCACTCCAAGATTTATGTGCCATTTCTTTATCCTGTATTATCTCATCTCTAGTCATACCAGTATAGCAAGATATTGCTCTCATCTGTGTTCTTATAGCAGGTTCCTCATTTATAAACGCATGTATCTTCGCACCTTGCTCTGCAAATCCATGTGGTCCTGCACAAAGACTAACCCAAAAAGCAGTCTTTCCTGTCTCTGGTCTAGCAAATGCAATCATAAGATTACCACCACCTATACCACCAACATTATGATTTAATACAGGAATATTAAACTTCCATTTAGTTGTCACATCTAGTAAATCTAATACCTCTCCCACATTTTTTGTAACTGCAGGTACTTTTTCTTCATCAATATTTTTTTTATGTTTTTCTATCATGCTAATTATCTCATTAAAATTAGCATCTTTACCATTAAATATCTCTGTAGATTCTACTGCTATTCTCTGTGCCAAATCTCTATCGGATAGTATACGCATTATATCCCTTGCTATCTCTTTGCTTGGCTCTTGTACTTCTTTTATATCCTCTACTAATTCGCTAAACTTTTCTTTTGCAGCACGGGTAAGTGCAGGATTAAATATAGCAGTATGTAATGAGTATAACTCATCTACCTTTATATCTTCCTCGTATTTATCGTGTGCCTTTTGTATTGTATCATACAAAGAACTTATATCTCCAGAGAAAACCGTAGGAGATAATGTGCCTTTGTATTGTGTATAAAATTTTTTATTAAGCATAAGCCTAATCATTTGTTTTTCTATCATAAAATATCTCCCTTATCTGTTCTGTGTTATAATATTTTAAATCATCTTCTAATGGTTTTACTATTATATTTTCAAACCCAGATGATCTTAAATCTTTTGCCATATCATATGCTTTTGTTGTTGCATCTCTATCTAAACATATATATAAATTTTTATATGGTTGCAAATGACTTTTATGTAATGCTTTTAATTTTGTACCCATGATTGCTATACCAGTTAATACATTTGATACTGCACAAGCTGATGGACAATCCTCTACTATTACTGCATCATTACATTCACCACATTTAAATGGCACATCTTTATTGCCATACATATACCATTTAGGATAATCATCTTTATTTAATGCTCTACCAACTGCACCTACTATTTTATGTGACACTCTATTTTTTATTAGAAACACAACTCTATCTTGCTTTACATCATATTTAAAATCTGCTCTACCCCAAGACCAAGACTCCCAACAATTATTATTTGATAACCAACGCATAGCTTTTTCATTTGAGTATATTGATTGAAAGCTATCTGGTATAGGAAATTCTTTATCTTCTATGTGTAATTCTTTATTACCATGAAATACTCTTTCTACATATTGCATATTTTTTTCTCCTTGTTTTCTACCTTTAGCACTACAGGAAGCATGAAAGCAATACCAATTTAAATTATTTTCTGTAGTATCTACAGAGAAAGTATTCTTACCACTACAGAAAGGACAATCTAATCTTATCTGTGAATCTGGTGGAATAAATAATCCCTCTACTACTGCTAATTGTTGTCTGTAATTCAAATAGATATCTCCTCATATGTTATAAAGTATCTATCAGTTGCGTAGAAATCATTAGCCTCTACTTTCATTAGGTTGTGATTAAGATAGTATGCTATATTATTTTCTACCTGCTCTATCTCTGGCTCGTTGTCGAATGGTATTATTGCTACTGCTTCTATTCCTAGTCCTGCTATTCTTACTTTGTATTTTTTCATTGTCTATTTCCTTATCATAGTTTTCTTTATTTGTCAAGCGATTTTCTTTTTTTATTTTTGCGTAATAACTTGGGTGTCTAAAATTAAACGACATCTAATTCTTCTCTGATGTATCTTTTTAATTCTTTGTCCTGTACATTTTCTGGTATATTATTTTTGTAAAATATCTCATAGCTATCACTACCATACTTACCTATACCATGAAGTTGCATTGCATCTTCCCCGTCCCAGTTTAGATAATCCTGTGACATTCTCCATATCCTATTTGCTCTTACATGTCTAAGACCAAGGTCACCTAGCATATCTGCTATCACACTTCTATCTGACTCTAATAATTTTTCTGGTGTAGGAAATTTATCAAAGAAAGCAGGTAATAATTTTTTTACTTTCTTTCTTCCTGTTTGATTTAAACATATAACACCTACCATATGTTGCCATTTATTTTCTACCTGTTGTTGTACCATTAAGTTATCTTTCATTTACTACTCCCACTAGTTATTACATATCTTAACACACTCGTTGCTGGATTATAATCTGTTGTCTTGCAAGATGCAAGGCACAAAAAAAATATGATAAATATTATCTTCATAGTTTACCTTTTCTTTCTTTTCTTGTTTTGTATGGTAGTTTATATTTATAAAAACTAATATTATTTTTTCTACTTTTCCATTCTACAACCACATCTTTTGCGTCACCTGCTTTTGTGTTAAAAGATATCATAGCTTTTTTTAGACTCATAGCTTCTATATCTTGTGACTTATCTTGTGTTATAAATTTATATGTTATCATTATTCCTCCTCTATTTCAAAATTAACAGATGTCATTCCACTTGTTGGGTGACTAGATTCAGTCCATTTAAAAGGGCAAGTGTCTAACCACTCATGAAATTTTTCATATCTTTTTTCTAACTCATCATCTATATCTATTTCTTTTTCCATTAATGCTCCTTATAGCTTACTTGTTTAACTTCACGACTCCAACAGGAACGGCAACTACCACACTCACCATTTTGTTTTGGTGCAGGGCATTCCCTACCTATTGCAGATTTATTTTTATGTACACCAGAAGTCCAGTTCCAAAAGTTAGGTGGTGGACTATCTACTTTGATTGCTGATACACGCAAACATAAATTCTTTGGCACATCTTCTTCTTTTATTTGTTTTATTATCTGATATTCTCTAGTAGCTAACCAATGATTTATCTGTGGTGTTAATTCACATACCTCAAATATTTTCATTAGATGTGAATAAGATTGTATATCTCCTGCATCAAACCAACGATGAAAAAGCCTTGATTTATCTAGGTTTTTGTACTTTTGTGTCAGTAGTTCTGCCATATAATCTACCCACTCTGGCATCTCTATAGCTTTTCTTCTTACCTCGTGTGCATCAAATACATTTCTAAATACATATCTACCCTTTAATGCATAGCAAGAATGACATATAGTACCTTTTATCTTTGCCAACTTACTACCAGTCTTACAATGCTTTGCAGATATACCCCAACCAAACGCAGGCATCTTACTAGGATTAGATAGTGTGCCTATCTTTTTTTCTATATCTTTTATTTTCATAATATTATTGCACCAACTATAAAGCCAATGATAAACCAAACAATCTCTGTTCGGTAATACAATGACCATACATTTATTTTACTGATTATTTTTTTTATATCTTCCATTCTAACTTTCTTATTGCAAATCGCAATTCATCTTTTGTTATGTATCCAGACTTATATCTATCAGATAATTTATTGTATAGCTTTTGTATATGATCTCTGGTAGTGCCTGCGTGGTCACAAGCATCAGAGCAACTCTTGGTATAGAACCAGTTCCTTGCTTGTTGTACCTCTGCCATAGATAGATTATGACCCATACCTAATTCAAATGCATCTTCAAACGCTTGTTGGATAATACCTAGCCATATTTTTTGTTCTGGTGTTTTTTTCTTTTCTTCTTTTATCGCTTCCATATATTTGTACCTTACCACATTTTATTGATTAAGTCAATGTGTCACATTGTTTTTTCTCTTATTTTATGATATAGTATCCTGTCGTTGCAGGGGGGTTAGTATATACTACTCCCTATCATCTTGTTTCCACTTTCTACCTTTTAGATATTCTAATTTCTCTTTTCTTTTTCTTTCTTCGTCTACCTTATCTATTATATAATACACAATGATTACACCTATTATTAGGGCAAACATATTGTATATAAACATACCTAGTCCGTGATAAAATGTCATATTATTTTCCCTTTCTTAAGGTGCATACTATTGTTGCAACAAGTATCATCTAAAAATAGTCCCGAGGAATATTTTTATCAACCATACTAATAAATAATATACACCTAAAGAAAGGCTAGGCGATCTCTCGCCTAACCATAGATTGTTATTAAGAGGCAAGGCTGACACCATTGGCTTTTTGCCAAGCAAGTATCTTCTCTGCTCTTGTAGGTTTAGCTTTACCAATATTCATAATTGATTCGGCTGCGTCATCAATAGATATAACCAAGTCCATACCAAACTTATCAGCTAGTATCTCTGGATCAATAGTCCATTGTATCTGCTCATGCTTAGCAAAGTTCTCTACTTGAGAAAACTTAGTCATAGATTTAACTACTTCTTTAAATCTATTAACTCTAGCTACAACAGTTTGTATCCATTGAGTGTGCTTACTAACAACATCTTGTTTAGCACTAATCATCATTTCAAACTTAGCAAACTCTAAGTCTGAACATGGGATTGCTCTTGAACGACAACCACCAGTACCTATGATGTGTAGTTGGTACTTATCTTTCCACGATTGAAAGTGATTAGTACCACCTTGACCACCTTGTAGCCAATGCTGATTATCATTTCTGCATTGAGATAGATAGGGGTTAGTAGTTCTTGAGTATCTTGAATCTGACTTCTCTGATTGTAAGTCAGCCTCAATGTTGCAATCTGGGTTTAACCCTACTGCTTTCATATCTTCACGATACATAGCATATGCAAAGTT